TCATATTACGGTGAAGCAAGGACCTAACGGTCATGGCTTAGCCGAGATATTTACCGACTTGTATGCATTACCTATTTCATTATTGAAAAGTCAATGTGTACTTGGCGGTCGAAAATTTTCTCAAGTAATACGAGACTTGTTATATTTAACACAAGACCCTACTTTAGGTATAAAACCTTCTTTCGGCGCAAAAGAGCGCGTACGGAAGCTTGCTTATTTTCCTGATAAGGAAGATAAAACAAGGGTAATAGCTCAGTTGGACTATTTCAGTCAGACTGTACTACGACCACTACATTTATTCTTAAATGAGGCCTTGAGTCGAATACCGCAAGATCGTACTTACTCGCAAGGAGCTTTTATGGATATCCTGGATAAAGGGTCCGGAGATTACTACAGTATCGACTTAACAGCCGCTACTGATCGTTTTCCCGTGACTTTTATTCAAGAAGTCTTAAAAGGCTTGCTACCAGAGCATTATGTTAACAATTGAGTTAGCATAATGGTAGATTACCCATTTGATGTTTCGCAGTGAAGGGAACTTCGACAAGAAGTCTCCTATGCTGTTGGACAACCTATGGGGGCTTATTCATCTTGGCCCTCTTTTGCTATCGCGCACCATTTTGTGGTGTACGAGTGCTGTCAGAGAGTTGGGGTAGAATGAGCCAATTTACCTTACGTGCTACTGGGGGATGACATTGTTATCCGCCATAAGCAGGTAGCTTTAGAGTATGTTTCTTACATGAGTAATTTAGGTGTTAAGGTCTCGAGTGCGAAAACGCACAAGAGTCCTGTATTTTTCGAATTTGCCAAAAGGCTAATTTGGAAAGGCACCGAGATTACACATTTTCCTTTGTCTGCACTTAAAGAGTCACATAAGAGGTTTTACCTTTTATGCAACTTATTAATGCAGGCCGAGGACCGAGGTTGAAAAGCCTCGAAAGGAATTCCTTGCGCTATATCTAGTTTATATGCCCATGTCTATCACCGCCGTTCAAAATTTTGTTCGGAGATGGTTGACAAGGTATATTTATGTGAACAGGTATTATTATATACCCGTGAGTCTATAACGGCTAGCGATTGTATTAATGCAATTGCTAGGCGATATAACCCTCACATTCGTCAGTTTAGTCAAGAGGAGTGCCAAGGCATTTTCTCTAACTTAGCTGTTGAGTTGTTCGCAGATTCACATCCTGAGAGGAAACGAGATCGTCCTGATTATATTGGTAATAAAGCCGATAAGATCATAGACAGTTTCGCCAACTCTGAGGTTTATGAAAACCTAGAAGACGCCACTTGCACAAACTTACTGATGAGTCACCCTTATATAGCTATAACAGCTGATATCGGGGAAACTTACCTGAAAGTTTATGAGAAGGCCCTAAAACAAGATACTATCGGAGGTGGTGAGTGGAG